CATCGTTATGATGGAATTACGTTTATAAAGAAAACATTAAAACCTGAATATCGTAAACGATTAGAACAATTCTTCAATATGTTTGGGTATAAGAAAAATGAAATAAAAATACCTAATTTACATACAAGAAAGAATTGGAATTATGTAGAAACAAAAAGCTGTAATATTACGGGTGATTTTAACACTGAAGACTTAAATGAAATTAAACAGGTCTTTGATGGTGGGATTACACTTTGGCATACAAATGATGTCGGTAATTATGCTTTGAGTAATGAGGTGATATAAGATGTATGGAAGTATGGACATGTATATGAACCCCAATATGATTGAAAAGCATCAAGGTAATCGCTATTACTATCATTATGCTAGGTATTTATCTAGTTTAGCTTTTCAATTATTTGAATGGGAAGGTTTACCAAAAAGCGTAGACCCTCGATATCTTGAAATGATGCTTCATACTCATGGATATGTTGGTTTTTATAATGAACCTACAATTGGGTATATTGCTGTGCAAGGAGCTGTTAGCGGTGTAAATCATTATTTACTTCCTACTAAGTTTCGAACGGCAACACCTCAATTAGAAAATAGAGATTTTGAGATTTTCAATAATGGTACAAAAGCGAATGCTGAAACCCAAGGGGTAGTTATCTATAATAATGATATGCATCTACCTAGCATGAATTCGATTATGATGTTTGCACAAGATTTAGCTGAATTAAAAGAGATTATTAGAATCAATCAAAATGCACAGAAAACACCAGTTATGATAGTAGCTGAAGATACAAACCAGTTTTCTTTAAAACAAGTTTATAATCAATATGAAGGCAATGCTCCTGTTATTGTTGTAAATAAAAACTTTGACCCGGAAGCAATTAAAGTGTTTAAAACGGATGCCCCTTTTGTTGTTGATAAATTGAACCTACAAAAGAATGCTGTATGGCTTGAAGCTATGACGTATTTTGGTATTAAAAATGCGAACATGGATAAAAAAGAGCGTATGGTGTCTGATGAAGTTGAATCAAATAATGAGCAAATTGAAGCAAGTGGAAACATTATGTTAAAATCTCGTGAAGAAGCTTGCGAAAGAATCAATGAATTGTTTGGCTTAAATATTTCAGTTAAAGTTCGTCATGAAATTGAAGAAGAGTTTTACAGTCAATTAGAAAAGGGTGAACAAGATGGCTCTTTATAGTATACAACTTAGAAGATATATTGACCACTTTTCACAATATGAAAATCCTAAACCTTCTATTAATAAAATGATAGAAATAGGACAACCTCATTTATTTGATTTTCAATATCCTTTCTTTGATGAAAGCAAACGAAAAGAATTTGAACGTAAATGGATTAGACGTTTTTATATGACGGAAATCGGGTTTGAAACGTTTGAACTATTTAAGTTTTATTTAGAAAATTGGATGAATGAGAAAATGCCTTACTACAATCAACGCTTTAAAAGTGAATTGATTGAATTTGATCCTATGTTGAATACTGTAATGGACAGAGAGAAAAACCATAAAAAAGATACTGATAGACATGACGATGTGGATAAAACTGAAGATACTATCAGAAATACGGATGGCACTTTCCATGTTGATACACAAGACAAGGGTGAATTTGCTTCAAATACTGTAACTGATGGTACTTCAGATTCTAATGGAAAAAGAGATGCTGAAGGTACATCAAATAAAACAGGTAAAAAAGATTCAAAAGGTACTTCGGATGAATTTGCTAGATTGGTAGAATCTGATACACCTGATAATCGTTTAGCAATTACAACTGAAGATGGTAAAGGAATTTTAGAATATGCTTCAAAAATCAATGAAAACATTACAAAAGGTTCAACAACAGATTTAGATGATATTACCGAAGATGTAAAAACAACTGGTACAGAAACATCAGAATCACATAATACTTCAAAACAAACAAGTGATACGACTGGAACTTCTAAAAATGATGGTTTCCAAGATGGTAGAAATCATGAAGACGTTAAAGGTAATTTGATAGGTAATCAAAAATTACAACAAAATATCGGTGAAGTTGGAAATGAGAACGAACATTATGTCGGTAAAATTGGTTCTGAAACCTATTCTGAAATGCTTCAAAAATACCGTGATACTTTCATACGAATTGAAAGTGAGATTTATGAAGAATGTCGAAAAGATTTATTTATGCTAGTTTATTAAGGAGGTAAAAACAATGACTACTTTTCCGACTCTACCACCGTTTCCAACATCTCCATATAGAAGATATTTGCCTTCGGCATTTGATAACTCAATGGATTTATATGAACAAATGGTTACGGTGATTGAAGCGATGAATAATTCTAATAAACTTACAAACGATATGATTGATTATCTGAATAAGTTCATTGAATTATTTGATTCAAAATTATACAAAACAATTAAAGATATTTTAGAGAAGTGGCGAGAAGATGGTTTCTTTGAAGAAATCATAACAGAAATCTTTTCAAAGAATATCAATGTTGTCGATTTTGGTGCAGACCCAACTGGAATAAAAGATTCAACCCAAGCATTCCAAACAGCAATTGATGTACAATCAGCTATTCAAAAACCTGTTTATGTTCCGTGGGTGAAAGATGGTATCTATTCGATCGAAGGAACTTTAAAAGCTCAATCAGATTTAGATATTCAAGTTGCTTATAAATCAACAATTAAGAAAACAAAACCAGGTATGTTGCTTGTTTTTGATGGTGAAAGTGTTGAACATAAAGGCTATGGAAGACGTGGTGGACAAATTCGTTTAAAAGGTGGAACATGGAAAGGTGATTTAACACAAGATATTGCTATATCTATGAGATTCTTCCATACACGAGATTTTAAAGCTGAAGGAATGAGAATTGAACATGCTGTTATATCAGGTCATGTATTTGATATGCAAGGTTGTGAAGATTTACACTTTGAGAATATTGATTTTATTGGATTCAAACAAACGTCAGGTAGATATTTCACCGAAGCAATCCAAATTGATAATTCTTGGAG